GAAGACCGTGTAGTCGACAACAGTCTGATCAACAGCACCCTTGTTCTTGTTATTTGCCATTGCTATACCTCCTTACTTGCTAAAAGCAGCGGCCACATATTCTGCGTCATATTCCATCACGAAGTCAATCTCTTGTGCAGGAGAAGGAGGTGTGAGGAAAAAGTGGAACTTGCAAATACCTGCCATAAGTGCTTCGGGAGGATTTTCCTCCTCACGAAGCTCCACACGACCGCCGAGCAGATAGCCGATGCCTGTCAGCCCGTTGAGCCATACATTCAAAGCATCAACTATGGAGTCGACAAAGCGGCGTGTCATGGGCTTGTCAAGACGAGCCCAACAATTACGGATCACTGTGTTGTTAACCCATGCGAACATACGGTTAACAGGAATAATGATATCCTTAACATCGTTGGCAATGGGATATGCCGCAGTATAGTTGCCCCATGCCACAAAGCCGCTCATGAAATTAAGAGTTGTGACGATACCTGCACTGTTCAGAGCGACAGCTTGTGCATGAGTCAAGGTGATCTCGGTGCCGTCAGCAAGAATGGTTGCATCGCACTTAAGCCCCTTGTTGGACGGAGATTCTACAGGGCATCCGTCGTTTGCAGTGTCAACCTGCGCCATCAATCCGGCTAACTGCGTGGAGAAATGGATCTTCTTGCCACCCAGACTCACCATAGGCCAGCAAAGGACCTCAGTGTCACCGTGTGCTACTGTTTCTTTCGAACTAATAGCGTCGGAATAGGTTTTAGCTGTAGCAGTATCCATGTCGATCAGCGCAATTGCCTTGAACATACCGTTGATGCTCTCTGCCTTTGTTGCCATAACCGCGGCTACAGTCGTATCCTTGGAGTAGCCGGGCGCAACTATCAGATCCGGGACAAGCCCGAAAGTCGTTGCGCAAAGCTCGATGCTCTCAAGCCCACTAGCGACAATCTCAGCAGTAACTTTGCTCGTAGCAATCGCATTGTAGGCAACGCTGAGAGTCGTGGCTTCATAGCAAGAGCCCCCGGGCAACAGCTCGATGGTAAGCCCATCTGCAGTATAAACAGCATCGTAGTCAGTCCCGGCAATATAGGCATCACCTTCACTGCCTGATGCTTTAACGAGCAAATCATTGTTGTTCAAGGCTTCAATGGGGAGCGTGATGCAATGCGCAAGAACATCCATATCAGATGCTGCAACAGACTCCTTCATGGTCTCCGGGTCTAAGACATTGCAGAAAATCACGGGCTGACAGCCAAAGAGTTTGAACTGAGAATACGCAAACTCGCAGAGATTATACTTGTCCCAATCGTCGGAGTATCCGAAATGATCAACGAACTCTTGCCAGCTTGCGCACTTGACAGGCACTCCAACCTTTGCCGGAGATTCCGCTGCCTGCACAGGCGCAGCGCCGATGACGAAGGGGATTCCGCTCTCTGCTGCCACTGGGATAGATACAGCTGTAGCTTCCTCAGTGGCATAGATACCATGCTTCATGTTTTATCCTCCTTGTTAGAGCTGGCTCTCGCCAGCATAGTGTACTTTTTGTTAAGCAGGGATCCTTCCCGCTTCACTTCGAATCTTGCACCTGCGAGTTGTTCCCCGCTGACGATCAGATTAGCAATACCAGGATACTTCCTCGCCGCCGGTACAAGGGATGCAAGGGCAGTCTGCTTATCCCCACGGAACACCTGCCCTTTTGTGATGATACCTCGAAGACTCGGCCCAATGTAGACACAAACCTGCGGCTTATCTTCGAGCTTTGTATCGATATTTCTCTTTGTGCGTTTTATAGACATTCTCTAATATCCTCCCTCTGAATTGCGGGCATTTTCCATACAGAAATCATTTCGCCTGCATAATACGGAGCCTTCATACCATCGTAGATATCAGTCTGCACACCTTCGGTCAGATCGAGCTCAAAAATACCACCGATAACAATCCGCTTCTCGAGACCAATTCGCACACGCTCCATGAGATTTAGTAGCAGCATTTCACCTGCAGCTTCATCCTTTTCATAGACGGCAAAGGTCATCCTTACTACAGCCTTTGATACAGGACGGGATCCTTCACTTTGCTCATCTTTTCCGGAGATTACTCGCACGAGAATGTAAGGCACCTTTTTGTATGGCTCCATGCTGTTAGGCAACCTCATTTTATGGATGTCTGGACAACGGTAGATTTGTTCCGTATCCCCCTTCTGCAGGGCGACAGGCATGAGTAGATCCTTTGTTTCTGTCTTAAGTGCCGCGCACAAATTTTCCAACAGTTCTACTTTGGTCATTTCTACCTCCAACCGTTAAGAATCGCATCAACCTCGTGAGTCATACGCTTGTCAAATTCATCTTTGGCATCCTTTGACAACCCCGTCAAAACTTCTGAGCTGCCGAGCATCTGTGGAATGGAAGAGCCCATAAGTTCGCGAAGCTCATCAGCTCCGGAGGAGGTGGCTCCGCCTGTCTGCTCAAAGATGCCTATATGCCCACTTGCAAATCGAGCAACAAAAGCACCCTTGAACAAGGTGGGTGAAGTTCCTTTGAGTTGATGGCTTCTCGCAGCCGTTCCGGGATGTACCGTTTTCCATCCTCCAGTTGTCCTGACTCTAACCATCCGTGACTCATCAAAAGATGGCACGGAGGGAGCAGCTCCCTCAAAGCGGTACAACGGTATCTTGGCTCCTGAAAATATAATTGCCGCTTTTGCACCATCGCCGGGACTGTAGTTGTAACTAATCTTCACACTGCTGTCGGTACGTAGATTATTATTAGAGATCGCATACCGCTCGCGGATACGCTTGCTGCTCTTGGCTCTAACATGCGATGCCGTTCGTCGCATAGTGCTTTGGATCGCTTTATCTATCGCACCAGGGAACCCGGCAAGCAGAAGCTCTGCTCGTTCGAGACTATGCTTGCCGATTTGATCAACTTCAACTCTCATTCGTCTATCGCCTCCAATTCAAGGCGAAGCATGCCGCCAGCAAGCTTACTCGTAGCAACATAGAAGTCACGAAAAAACGAGGATGCATCTGCTTCTGCGATTCCGATGATCTGCCCCTTTTCGGGCTGATGCCCACCAAGATCAGTTACAGCAATATGCACAATGTCTGTCACGAGATAGAGCCCGGCAGAATGGTCATACATGAGTTGCTTGCGCTCACTCTGCTTAATGCCATTAAGCACCATTGGGACATTATCGTAAACTGTACCGTTGTATCTGACAGTTCGCATTTCTGCGAATTCATCCGTACTGATGAACACACAGCGGACATCATTGGCAACCATGTCCAGGAAGCCACTCATACCACGATATCCTCGGGCATGTCCTCGGGGAATACTTGTTCGCCGAGTTCTACGGGGACGCTTGCGATTGCGTCGATATAGTCAGCTTTGGAATGAAGTTTTGCGCAAGGAATGTCCATATCTTTTGCCAAGGATTTCAGCTTAGCGAAAGTCATTCCCTCCAGCTGTCCTTTGTCGAGGTAATGACAATCTTCATTACTCGCAATTCCAAGGCCCGTAGTAACACGATCGGTTTCTGCCACGGTTACACATGCATCAGCACCGTTCGGGCTCGCCTCGGCGGTTGCAACGGGCTCATAGACGTACTTAGCGACCTTGCGATCCACAAGTCTCTTTTCCGCTTCAGGCGAAAGCGTGAATGGAGCGTCAGCGGCTCGTTTGAGCCCCAGTTCGGTGTCGCAAACACCGGAAACAACTCTGATCATAGATAGCTCCTTTCTCGGCAGAGATTACGCCAGCACGTTCTTTGCAGACTGCCAGGGACACATGGTCTTGGGCACGAACAAAGGACGGGAAGAGCAGATAGTTTCATCTGCCGGGGGGACGATAGTGGAGAGACGATTGGGAACTCTTGTGCCGGCATAGGTATGCCACTGGTTGTCCATCTCTTTCTGAGTGACAGCACCGTACAGACCCTTGCCACAGTTAGGTGCGGTAATGACGATGGACGTAGGATCCAGGAAGGGAGTTTCGACGCCATTGTGATCCTCGAAAGTGCCGTCATTTACGATGAGTTCGAGACGACGGCCACCGAAGTTGAAGCGTCCCAGTGACGTCACATATTCCGTCATTGCTTCAGGGTTGATAGCACCATAGTCAGCGTGGCGAATGTCCATCATTTTCAGAACCCAAGGATCTTCCATGATGAAGTTACCGACATCGTTACCCATAAGCATTTCGGTGGCAG